TTACATCGGCAATACTAATTGATTTTCGCCGTAGTGGCTTTTCGGAAACGCATTCTCCGGCAGGCGGAATCCTGTCGGCAGTGGCTGCGGGGCTGGCTTTGTTAAATACCGTTCGACGCTGGTCAGGGTAGTAAAAGTACAGCCACACAGTATATTTTGACACTGGTGATAGCTGCGTTTCGTTTCTTCAGTTACCGGCTCGCTGGTGCGAGTCCAGGATGCGGCGCCGCATTTTGGACAATTAAACGCCATTGTAAAACCTTGGTTCTTGGGTTTGCCTGTCCTAATTATATCACGTTAAATTAGTTGTCTGAATTATCACCATCCACCATATTGTCATTATCAATTTTAAGCTCTAATTCGAGCTGTGTCTGAAAGCCCCCCTCACCTATCTGATGCACCACCCGGGCAATAATCCATTTGTGATTATCAATCACCGATTTAAATCCGCTTACCGTGGCGGGCATTTCCGGAAACAGGTCTGCCCGGCCACGCGCCAGCGTGATAGAAAACTCCGCCGCCCCGCGTTGCAGTTTAAGCCACTTTGCCGCCGCAGCCCGTTTTGCCGCTGTCTCGGTTTTAAAGGTCTGACGCATCACAAAAACGTTACCCTCTGCCCCTTCCAGATATTCACCCTCTTTACTGCTTGATTTTTCTTTCTTTTCTTTTTTGGGCTTTTTACTTTTACGTTTCTTCCGCTTCACGCTGGTTTCCGGTTTTTTCCCGAAGTTGAGATCCAGCCAGTTCGCCTTTACGCCGGTGTAAGCGTCCCGGTCAGCCACGCGGAAGCTGTGCTTATCGCCGCTGTCACGGGTGATCACGATTTCCGGTATCGGCTTGCCGCTGGCTGACAGCCCCCGGTTCGGGATGATAAACAGCAGATTCCCGTTTTTGATAGTGGCAATGGCGCCCAGCATTTCGGCCATGCGTGACAGAAAGCTGATATCGCTCTCATTGGTCTGGTCAGCGTGGTCTATTTCAATATCAATCAGCTGGCGGCTGACTGCCGGTGTCAGGTTGTAGCGACCGGCGATAGCGCTGACCACCTTACCGACAGTGATATCGTGCCAGCTGTATTCGCGCTTAACGTTGAAGTCCTGCCGGAAATCCGCAGACCGCGCTGTCACAATTAACTGGTCAGGCGGCCCGGAGTGACTTACTTCATCCACGGTAAAAATGCCTTTATGCGTCAGTGGTTCACCACGCCAGCCGATAGCGACACTGACCTCAACCCCGCGCGGCGGCAGCTCTATTTTCCCGTCAGTATCATCAATGGTGATTTCCAGCGTGTCAGCCTCAAAGCCCCGGTTGTCCGTCAGAGTCAGTCCCATCATGCGCCCGTTCAGGCTTAACACCTGCTTTCCGCCGATAGTGATATCAAAGGCCGGTTGCTTTACCAGTTCCGGATCAAAATATTGTTCGAACATGCGCCCCCCCTTATGCGGACACTTTCCCACATCGCGCGCGCGTGGCTGTACCGCTTTTGCTTGTCACACGGATATCACAAGTGAAAGCGCATGATTTAGCAGGGTTTTATCATGACAATAGCGTTACTTCTTTTTTTGTGAGGCTGAATTATGACTTATCATCACGGCGTGGAAGTCAACGAGACAACCAAACTCACCACCCTGATCCGCGATATAAACACCTCTGTAATCGGTGTTGTCTGCACGGGTGATGATGCTGATGCGGAACAGTTTCCGCTTGATACCCCCGTACTTGTAACCCGTATCCGTTCAGTGCTCGGGAAAGCAGGTAAAACCGGCACCCTGTATAAAACCCTGAAAGCCATTTCTGACCAGTGCAGCCCGAAAGTGATTGTTATCCGCGTGGCAGATGCGGCCAATATCCAGCCCAAAGAGGGCGAGGCGGCCAAAACTCAGGATCAGCTTGTTATCGGCGGTAATGGTGCCGATGGCCGCTATACCGGCCTGTATGCGCTTCTGACGGCAAAAGACAAGACAGACGAGCAACCGCGCATCCTGATTGCTCCGGAACTCGACACAAAGCCTGTGGCGCTGCAAATGGCTGTTTTTGCCGATAAGCTGAGCGCATTCGCTTATGTGTCCGCCAACGGCTGCACCACGATTGCCGAGGTGAAGGAGTACCGCAGTGATTTCAGTCAGCGTGAAGTGATGGTGCTTTACCCGGACTGGATCGGCTACAACAGCGAAACCGGTAAAAATGAAATTATTCCCGCGCCTGCGGTGGCTGCCGGATTGCGTGCCCGTATCGACGATGAACAGGGCTGGCACAAATCATTATCCAACGTGCCGGTTAACGGCGTTCTCGGTATGTCTGCGGATGTGTACTGGTCACTACAGGACAAAGACACCGATGCAAACGACCTGAACGAAAAAGGCATTACCACCCTGATAAAAAATATGGGGTTCCGCTTCTGGGGTAACCGGACATGTGACGAAGAGATTTATGTCTTTGAAGTCTACACCCGCACCGCGCAAATACTGGCAGACATGATCGCCAAAGCCCATTTCTCATACGTTGATAAACCGCTCACCCCGTCTCTGATTAAAGACATTATCGACGGCATTCAGAAGAAAGGGGATCAGCTGGTTACTCAGGGGCGCTTACTCGGCTTCAGCTGCTGGTATGACCCTGCCGACAACCCGTCAACACAGTTACGTGATGGTCACGCGATCATCAAATATAAATACACGCCGGTGCCGCCTCTTGAGCGCCTCGGCCTTGAGCAGACCTTTACCGATGAATATTTTGCGGTATTCAATCAGTTAGGTTCAGGAGCGTAAATTATGGGAATGCCTAAAAAACTCTTTATGTTTGACCTGTTTATTAACGGTCAGACCTACCTTGGACAAGTAGAAGAGGTGACGCCGCCTAAACTGACGATGAAAACCGAAGATTATCAGGGTGGCGGAATGCTCGGTGCCGTGGCGGTCAATCTCGGCTTTGATGCCGGGGCGCTCGACATGGACGTTGCAATGGGTGGCTTAAACATTGAACTCATCAAACAGTGGGGCGGTACGATTGACAGCCTGCAATTCCGTTTTGCCGGTTCCTACTATGACGATGCCACCGGAGAGACAACCGCGTATGAGATCCAGACACGCGGACGTTTTAACGAACTTGACCAGGGCACAGCAAAAGCCGGGGATAACACCCAGCATAAATACACGCTGAAAAATACCTACTGCAAAATCACTGCTGACGGTCAGGACATTTTCGAGCTGGATTTAATCAACATGAAATGGCTCGTTGATGGTGTGGATCGCCTGGCAGAGCACCGCGCCAATATCGGCCATTAGTTTTATCCGCAGCGTCACGCCGTGGCGCTGACTACTACGTTTATTCACAGGAATTATCGCTATGTCTATTGTTAAATTTAAAAGCCCTGTCTCTCTGAAAAACGGTAAGACAATTACAGAAATCACGATTACTGAAGCCATGCGTCAGGCCGGAACCCTGCGCGGGCTGAAGATGTGGGAAGTCGCCACCGGGGATGTGAATTCAATGATCACCCTGCTGCCGCGCGTGACACAGCCGCGCCTGTCGGAACAGGAAATTACCGAAATGCCGGTTGAGTGTTTTTATCAGCTGATTAACGAGGTGGCGCTTTTTTTAGCACCGAGTGCCCCGGACGACGAGACCCGCGAACCGGCAGAATAATCACCGAAATACCCACCACGGATATTGATGACCTGATCGCCGATATCGCCGTGGTGTTCCACTGGCCGCCGTCCGCTTATGACGAAATGACAATTTCAGAATTAATTAAGTGGCACGGCCTTGCGGCGGCACGCACAGGACAGGACGAATGACAGATCGCAATCTCAGCATTCGGGTAGCACTTAACGCCGTCAATAACTTTACCTCACCGGTGAGTGCTGCACAGCGCAGCGCCGCCGGTTTCGCCTCTCAGATAAAAGCCACTCAGAACAACATCAGAAATCTGGCCGGTCAGGCGGCAACGTTTGACCGGTTATCTCAGTCCGTCAGACGCAATACCACGGCTTACGAAGAGGCAAAGGCAAAAGTTCAGGCTCTGCGCGACAGCTACCCGGCATTAAATCAGCGCACCGAAGAACAAAAACGCGCACTGGAACAGGCACGGCAGGCGCGTGACCGCCTTGGCCGTTCTCTCGACAGTGAAAAGCAAAAACTACAGGCTGCGGCGGCGCAGCTGTACCGGCACGGTATATCTGTCCGGAACAGCGATAACGCCACAGCACAAATCACCCGGCGCACCGAAGCCTATAACCGGCAGCTTGAGGCACAACGCCAGCGGCTGGCATCCGTTACCCGGGCACAGGCGCAGTACGAAAAAGCCAAACAACTGAGCGGCAAAATGGCAATGGGCGGTGCGGCAGCCGCTGCTGCCGGTGGCGGTGCTCTGTATGCCGCATCCCGCGTCATGGCTCCCGGCCGTGATTTTGATGAAGGCATGTCCGGCGTTCAGGCTCTGACCCGCCTGGATAAAAGCGATCCGCGCCTGAAGATGCTGCGTGACCAGGCGCGGGAACTCGGCGCCAGTACCGCATACACGGCAACCGATGCGGCATCCGGTCAGAAGTTTCTCGCAATGGCCGGTTTCACGCCGGAAGCCATTAAAGCGGCACTGCCCGGTATTTTAAACATGGGTCTGGCCGGAGATATGGATCTCGGTGAGGCTTCAGATATCGGTTCAAACGTCCTGACACAGTTCAAGATGGATGCTGACCAGATGAACCGCGTCTCTGACGTTCTGACCGCCACCTTTACCCGCAGTAACACCGATTTACGGATGCTCGGCGAAACGATGACTTATGCCGGGCCCGTTGCCGCACAGCTCGGTGTCAGTCTGGAAAGTATGGCCGCGATGGCCGGTACAATGGCCGATAACGGGATCCGCGGTTCAATGGCAGGTACGTCACTGCGCGCCGGTTTATCCCGCCTTGTTGCCCCTGTCGGCAAAGGTCAAAAGGCAATGGAGCAGCTCGGCGTATCGATCAGGGATTCTAACGGCCAACTACGGGATGCCGGGGATATCCTGAAAGATGTCGGCAAGGCGCTGAAGCAATTCGACCAGGCAAGCCAGATCCGGATTAAAAAGGAGATATTCGGCGAGGAAGCAATGGTCGGCATGGGTGCCGTTATCGACGCTACCGGGAACGGCCGTTATGACGAACTCAAAAAAGCCAACGAAAACAGCGGCGGCGAAGCGGATAAAAACGCCAAGGTCAAAATTGACAACCTGACCGGTGACTTAAAACAACTGCAATCTGCCTGGGAAGACCTCGGCATTCAGATGCAGGAAAGCGTTGATTCCCCGCTGCGGAATCTGACGCAAGGCATTACCAAAATCGTCAGTAATATCGGCAACTGGATGAAAGCACATCCTGAGCTGACATCCGCACTGATTAAAGCCGGACTAATCATCGCCACCGTGACCGCTGCACTCGGCACACTGGCGGCTGGTGCTGCCGCTGTTATGCTGCCGTTTGCGGCTATGCGCCTGAGCCTTTCTCTGTTAACAGGCGGTCAGGGATTGATGGGGGCGGTTGGCGCATTCGGAAAGCTTTTTAACGTGATAAAACTCGGTGCATCAATGGCATCCGGTGCCTTTTCGCTGTTAATGAGCCCTGTCGGTCTTGTCGTTGCTGCAGTAGTCGGCGCTGCATTACTGATCTACAAATACTGGGATCACGTAAAAGCCTTTTTCGGCGGGTTCTTTGAAGGCCTGATGACCGCCCTTGCCCCGCTCGGTGAAGCATTCAGCGGCGTTTTCGGCGGTTTGGCTATGGTTTTTGATGGTATCTGGTCGGCTATCAGAAAAGTATGGGAGTGTCTCACCGATTTATTTGCGCCGATCAAAGCCTCAGATGAGGCATTACAGGCCTGTACGTCTGCCGGTAAAATATTTGGTGAAGCGCTTGGCATTGCTATTCGTGCCCTGCTTGCCCCTATTGAACTGGTAGCTCGCGGAATAGGCTCAATTCTTGAACTACTCGGCATGGCTCCCACTGCCGCCGAAGATGCCGTAAATAAAATCAACAAAATGAAGCCCGTTGAACTCTCCGCCGAGGATGCCGCGAAGCTGAAAGGTCAGGGCGAAAAAGTCATGAGCCTGCTCACGCCTAAATGGAAACTGCCGAAAGGTGCCAGTGACTTTATCGACGGCGCGGGTAAAAAGGTTTCAGACGTTGCCGGGAAAGCGAAGGAGAAATTAACCGGCGCGTGGGATGAAGCCATTAAAGAAGCGGAGAAAAAGAACAAACAGAAGGAAGCCACAGAAGCCGCTTACGGCTCACGGGTGTATGACCCGACAGCGAAAAAAGACAAAGACGGCTCCGGCTTCAGCAGCCCGGCAGAGAAAGCGGCGAAAGACCCGAATAAACTCGGTGAAATCGTCTTTAAAAACTTCCCGGCAATAAAAGCAGTAGACGGACTGTATCAGGATCCGTCTGTGCGTTCTCCGTCTGCCTTTAAGCGCGTACCGACTCCGGATATTGCCGCGTCAGACTTCACTCCGGCAAAAATGGAAATGCAGCGCCCGGCGGCACGGCAGGACATTAAACAGGAAGGAGATAAAATTGAGCTGCATTTTCACGGCGTGGATATGGCAAACGCGAAAAGTATCGCGGCACTGGTACGGCAGGAACTGGAAAAACTGAAACGCTCTCAGGACAGCCGCCGCCGGTCACAACTCACTGATATAGGGTAACCGCTATGATGATGATTTACGGTATGTTTGTTTTTATGCTGGAAACCATACCTTACCAGAACTTACAGCGTTCAATGAGCTGGCGCTATGCCAAAAATGACCGTGTCGGCCGTTCCGCAAGCTGGCAGTATATCGGGGCGGGTGAGGATAAGATTACCCTGAACGGTGTGCTGCTGCCGGAAGTGACCGGCGGTGATATCTCACTGGAACTTCTGCGTACTGCCGCCTATCGCGGACGGCCTTACCCTCTGATTGAGGGTACCGGCATGATTTACGGTATGTACATCATGGACGGTCTGAACGAAGGCCGGGCGGAGTTCTTTTCAGACGGTAAAGCCAGACGGATAGAGTTCAGTATTTCCTTGGTGAAAGCCAGTGAGGATCTGCGCGAACGGCTGGCCGAGATGGAGTTCAGCGATTTGATGGACATGCTTCCGGTGTCATTATAAAAACAGTAATGGGTGAAATTATTTTCACCCTTTTTTTATTTTCTCTTCTGCATTTCAGCCGGAAAATACCGGTAAATCGTCGATACCCCCACACCATAAATAATCGCCAGCTGCTGCCGGGAATACCCTTTATCCAGCAGGCGGCCGATTTGCTCCCGGTCATTCTGTGTCAGTGCCGCCGGACGTCCGCCGACTCTGCCCTGTGCTCTCGCTGCGGCCAATCCGGCCAGCGTCCGCTCCACTATCAGCTCGCGTTCCATTTCTGCCAACGCAGACATGACGTGAAAGAAAAAACGTCCCATAGCGGTACTGGTATCGATACTGTCCGTCAGTGACCGGAAGTGTGCGCCGCGTTCGTGCAAATCAGATATCAGGGCTATCAGGTTTTTGACACTGCGCCCGAGCCTGTCCAGTTTCCACACTGCCAGTGTATCGCCCGGCTGAATGGCCTTTAATGCCCGTTTCAGCCCCGGCCTGACGGCGGTTTTACCGCTCATTTTGTCCTCAAAAATCTGATCACAATTTATGCTGATGAGCGCGTTTCGCTGTAAATCGCTGTTTTGGTCAGTTGTTGATACGCGGATATAGCCGATGACCGCCATTGTTTTCCCTCATGTTTACTGTAATGACGGGATTATTACGGATTTATCCGGTTATGGCTGCATTCCCGGAAACCTTGGTTTGGGAGAAAAGTTTCAGCCAAAGGGAAACTACCTGCCTTTCAGGACGGTTAACAAATTACCGGGACGCGGATTTACCGGTGCTTTCTCCGGTGATGTGAACACAACTTATGTCAAAGGAATATCAGTCGCATCGGCAGCCGGAGAAACTGATACCGGTCAGTTCTATGTCGATCCTTATGCTGTGCTGACTGTCAGATATTTGAACAGCAATGGTGCGATACAACAAAACCGTATTGTGGGGATCCCAATCGGAGCAACCATAGAATGGCAGTCAACAGCCGCTATCCCTGAAAACTTTTTAGCGAATGACGGCCGTTCATTCAGTGCATCAGTTTATTCGGAGCTTGCCAAAGTCTTTCCCGGACTGAAACTTCCCGACGACCGGGGGCTGTTTAAACGGGCGCTGGACAGCGGAAAAGGCTATGACTCTGGGCGAACGTTGGGCAGCGTCCAGAGCGACGCTATGCGGAACCTGACCGGCCGCTTTGGTAATCCGACGATTGAGGGCGGGGATTTTTCCGAGGGGGTATTCCGTCACTCCGTCAATTCCGGCGGTCGCGCAGCCGGGGCAGGAGGAAACTCTATCGCATACTCCTTTGATGCATCCCGTCAGGTAAGCACAGCAAATGAATTCAGACCGGTAAACAAAGCGGTTATTTATATTACGAGGGTTATTTAAATGGCAGATTACAACACTGAAATTCAGTACGCGGTATTTGATGAAAATGGGCTGGCTACGGTTCCGGGATGGGCTGAGGTGTATTGCTGCCACCCGCTGACACGGGAATATACTGGGAAAAGCATGGATGAGGTACCGCTGGGATTCAGTCTGAAAGCTGATTCCTATCCGGATAAACCGGAATTACCCGCGCCGGGATTTGCCATTGTCCGCAGTGAGGACGGTAAACGCTGGCTGCATGTGGAAGATCATCGCGGTAAAACCGGTTATGACAAAACCACAAAAGAAAAAATCCAGATAAACACCATCGGTGCGCTGCCGGATAATCTGACATTGCTTGAGCCGCAAACACCTTTTGATAAGTGGGACGGGGAAAAGTGGGTGACAGATAAAGCAGAACAGCACGCACATGCGGTCGCTTTTGCCGAAAGTCAGAAACAGTCGCTGTTGGCAGAAGCCGAACAGGAAATTGCCATGCTGGAGCGTAAAATACGCCTCAACATGGCAACTGACACAGACCGGGCAAAACTGACAGAATGGGAAATTTACAGTGTGAAAGTCACTGATACCGACACATCCGCCGGTGCCGGTACTGAATGGCCTACACCTCCGGCTTCACCGGCCAGATAATATCCGGGGCGGTGGATACGTCCACTGCCTCCAGTTCGTCCAGATAATCCAGCCAGGCGTTTAACCGCGCCTTTTCATTATCACTGATACGGCCAAGTGCCAGTTTTGTTTGCAGTAACTGAGTCTCAGCCTGAACCTCTGTAATCAGCGCCTGCTTATCGTATTCCGCTTTTGCGATCAGTTGTTCTTTCGTTGGTCGCGGATTTGTGATGTTATCCGCTTCCTCTTTGGTGATTTCAGTCACTTTTTCTTTTATCCACTCTTTTGCAGAGTCGTTATCTTCAAGTGCATAAACTTCATTATTTTTCGTTTTGTAATATTTCATAGCGAGTACTCCAACCAGAAGTTAATAACAGTCCATTCTGTCGGCTGTCCCCATCCTCCGTTAACGCTATATCTTGCGCCGGGCGGAATCACAGCAGTTAAACAAATAACCTCATCAGCAGTTGTCCAGCGATAATCCGCACGATGTTGTACTCCGTTATGAATGACCTGAATATCAATACTGAAAGGATATTGAGTACCTGTTCTGTTCGTTTCTACATGAACAATCCGTGGTTTGCTGTCGGTATTGGTGTACCAGACTTTATTTTGACGGCTGGTCGTCAGGTTTCTGTAGGTCTGACCAACACCGAAAAGTTGCTCAGTAGTCGCAATGTCTTTACCGTCAATTTTGAAACCATCGGAGCCAATAATTAATTTTTTACCAGCGACTCTGTTTTCAAGCACTAATTCGTTACTGTTTATAATTCCCCACCAGGCAACCAGTTTTCCAAGCAGATACAGTTCATGATAAATTGATGTTCCGGCTGTTGCTCCTGTAGTTAATCCCCGACCTCCAACATATTCGATATTTAACGGCCCTTTCAGCGTCCCGCCAGTCAGTGCAAGGTAAAGTTCTCTCAAACCAAGGTTTTTGATAAAGGTATCTTTATTCGGGATATCTGCGCCGTTCTGGTCTTTGGCGAGCTTGCTGTTTACTTCTGTTTTTGTGGCATAGTCGCCGGTTGGCTGCTTACCTGACAGAGCGTCATTTAATTCCGTCCTGGTTGCGTAGTCGCCTGTCGGCTGTTTACCCGACAACCCTGAACTTAACTCAGTTTTAGTTGCGTAAATTCTCGCTGCTTTAGTCTCTGATTCCTGAATTGCAGCATCAATACTTTTGGTCACATACTCCCGTGTTGCCAGCACCACGGACGGATCCACTTTCAGGGTGATGGCCTGAGTGCTGCTGACCATCAGCACCATCTGAATGACCTGTGTCCGGCCAGACCCTTCCTGTAAATTCGGCTTGTAGGTTTCCGGAGCGTTGCCGACTGCGATCAGACCACCGGTATCATCAAACAGACCGATTTCGCGAATCCACCAACCGCCCTCATTTTCAGGGATCACCTGTTCGGCAATGATGAAATTCGGGTTTTTCTCGTCAATCGATACCTGATTGACTGCCGCCCGGCGGGTTTCACGGACTAACTTTGTTTGTGCCGGATCAGGAACCGGCAGTGTGCCGCCGCCGTCACCGACCGCCATAGCGGAAATATTCATCTGTGTACCCAGCGCGACAGCGTTCGCCAGCTGTGCCGCGCCGTAGTTCGTCAGGATAGCGAAATACTTTGCTGTCATGGGTTTACTCTCACTTTATCAATGGTTATCAGTGCGGCACCGAGATAGTCCGCGCTTTCCACCCGTACCGTTTCCGGTATGTAGGGATAAACAGTCAGCGTGTCGCCGGTGTTGGCGGCAGCACCGCAGTAAAAATTGCCGGATGTGCTCAGGTTAATAGACAATCCCAGCAGGTGGCGGCTGACTGGCTTTGCGTCGAATATCAGGCGCTCCAGCTCGTAATAGGTTTCTTCGGTGATGCCGGTTTCCGATACACCGACTGTCAGGCGGAATGTCCCGTTCCGGTCGCCGGTTTTCCACCACTCAGTAACGCTGATCAGATAACCCAGCGGTTCCACGACACGCCGCAGCGCCCCGATGGTGCCCTTATGCTTGTGAACGAACATTGACGCTTTGATAACGTCCCGCTTTGTCCGCTCCGGCCAGTCTGCATCCCAGCGGTCAACCGACCACGCCCACGCCAGATACGGCAGCAGAGGCAGCGGACAGGTATCAGGATTGACCAGGGTTTTTATCGGTACCGGCACGCGCTCTATCGCGGCACACGCTTCGGCGGCAGCAAGTTCCAGCGGGCTGGAACCGGTCGGCAGCAGGCGGCTACTCATCGGAACCTCCGACCGTCACCGTCACATCAGTACAAAATGACGCCTGGGTATTGCTGATCACAATATCTTTTGCCGGGCTTTTCAGTTCGACGCGCTGAACCCCCTCAACATGCAGGGCGGCATAAATGGCCGACAGCCGGATATCACGCCCGATACGGTGCTGCTCTTTCACATACCGCGCTATCCGTTCCCTCGCTGCCGCTTCAATCGGTTCAGATTCCGGTGTCGTGAACAGATAAAGCACCGCGTCAATGGTGTAATTGATAATCTCAACGGATTTCACGGTCACGCGGTCAGCCACCGGGCGCACATTCTCATCATTCAGTGCCTTATCAACGAGGGTCAGCAGTTCAGCCGGTGCGGTACCGTCACCCTCGCGTGACAGCACGCTGACGGTCACACAGGCAGGTTCCGGACTGATGGCCGAAGCATCCGCTACCAGCCCGGAAGCGCTGCGTGCATGAAAAACATAAGCGCCGACCGGCCCGGCAACACTCATCCCTTCAAACGCTTGCGGGATGCGCATCCGGAAATCAGAATCCGATTCATAAACGGCCGGCAGTGGCGGGATAGCCGTATCGTCAGCTGCCTGAATGACCAGCCGGGGAACATTGTTATTCGCGCCCAGCTGATCCAAATCTGCCCCGTAGGCATAGGCAACCATACAGGCGCGGGCGGCTTCATTGACCCGCTGGCGCAGCAGCATTTCCCGGTAAGCATTTTCCTGTAACAATTTGGTCAGCGGCTCGGATTCCAGTTGCAGCACACGGGCGACCGGCGTTCGCAGTTCTTCCGGCAGATAGGCCAGCAATGCGGCTTTACGCTCAGTGAAAATCTGTTCGAAATCTAATGTTTCGATCACGTCCGGCGGCGGTAACTGGCTGATGTCGATGGTTGGCATGATTACCCCCGGGGAATTTCTGCCGTAAACGGCTGGTTATCGGTTTTCGTGCCCTGAAAATACAGGGTCGGTACGTTGTTTTCGTCCTGTTTTACTTCAATACGTTGCAGGCTGATACGCGGCTCCCAGCGCATTAACGCCATATAGCAGGCGCTCATGACTTTCAGGCGCGTTGCCTTATTGTCCGGTTCATCAATCAGCTCTGACAGTAACGAACCGTATTCACGGCGCATCACGCGGGAACCGATCGGCGTGTGCAGAATGTCGTACATGCTCTGCGTAATATGCGCATCGTCACTGATGGTCATACCCGTTTTTTTATCAAAGCCGCTGTATGTCATACCGGTGTGTCCGTATTGCTGTTGCCCCGCTCTACCCCACCGTGTTTATGGGTATGCAGCGTGACACCGTTAGATTTAATACTGCCGCCGGTATGAGTAAAATCACCGGTCATTTCACCGCCTTTTTCCACATTCAGGGTGGCGCACGTCAGATTGTCTGAACACACCACTTTCGGGGTATTAAAATTAATCTGCGTGCTGGCCGTCACTGTCACTTCCGGGGCGGTGGCATCAATTTTTTGCGCGGCGTTCACCGTGGCTTTCTGAATGCCGGTCACCGTTAATTCACCGGTTTCCGGCTCGTATTCGATCACAGCACCGTCACTGAATGTTTTGTGCATAGACTGCGCACTGTGGCTCGGTGCCCCGTTTGCATCGCTGTACAGCGAGCACAGAACAAATGCCGTGGTTAATTCACCATTCACAGCGCCGATTATGACCTGCTCACCGGCAACCGGCGCCCACCATGAGCGCCCCGCTCCGGCACGGTCAGCGCCCCAGCGGATCCAGTCGGTGAGAATGTCCCCGGTTCTGACCCGGCAGACCATCTTTTCAGTGTCCACCTCTTCAACCACGCCCACGCGTAACAGGTTGGAAATAAGGCGTTCCAGTTCATTCAGTGTCATCGTGAGTTCACCAAATCCTGATAAATAAGTTCCAGCAGCCCGGCGCGTTCGTACTGCGACAGGCCGAGTAATTCACGTTTCGGGTACTGCGTCCGCGCCAGCTCGTTAACGGCACCGGTGAGGCCGTACTGATGCTGCCGGGCAATGGCGGCTGCTTTACCCTGAAACCCGACAACAGCGGCATCCGGAAAAGCCTGTGCCCGTAAAAACCGGGCAGTGCGCAGCCGCTTAAACATCGGATCACCGCGCTTTGTGCTGCGGCGGGTTTCTGACAGGTCGATTGACAGAAAGCGCTCAATATCTTTCCGCATGAATGACCGTACCGCGCCGCGCTCTTCGTCATAGCCGGTAATCATCCGGCCGTTGCGCCCCCTGGTGTTACGCCAGCCCCGCAGACGGCGGACTTCGCCCTTATACAGAAATTCAACGCCCCGCTTTGACCGCAGCACCTGTGTTTTCTTGCCTGGTAAGGTGAGCCGTCCGCATTTTTCTGACTGCGGATCCGTTTCTGCTGGTCTGCCCGGATAGCCTTTGCCAGTTTTGCCGACAACCGGCGGCGGTATGCCGGGCTTGTCGTTGACAGCAGCCGCGATAATTCGGCATCCAGCTGTGAAAACAACGCGGTTTCGTTACTCACGCTCCCCCCTTACACCTGATGCGGTTTAAATTCCGGTTCAGGCAAATGTGTTACGGTTTCTTCTCCGTCTCCGCCCTCAACAACAACACGCTCGGTAACGGGCAGCACAATCAGAATGTCGGCGGTGTCGTTGTCCAGAATGTCAGCATCAAAACGGATCCCACCCTCGCGTTTGTCCGGGTTAAATATCAGTGCCGGTTGTTGCTCCCGCACCCACTTCAGCACCGGCAGCATCAAATCATCCAGGGAGTTCGGATAATCCATTGCCAGCAGATTCAGCTTGTAGCTGTACATGAAGGAATTTCCCGGTCTGCCGGTGGCAATAAGATTTCCCTCTGAGGCGTAGACCTCCAGTGATTCCGGGTTCTGCTGAAAACGTGGCTCCCGCGCCGTCAGAAATTCCCGCAGTAACTTTGGTTTCAGCATCATTGCCCCCTGTAGTGGTTAATCGCGCTGACACAGCGCTTTTCAAGGCTTTTACGGTCAGTACCGCAGCTGTTATCTGTCAGCAGACAGACCGATGAGATCAGAAACACGGCCAGAAAAATCAGGGTGCCAATGACATAACAGACTGTTTTCATGGTGATACCCTGCACTGTTTTTCTAACTCCCTGACCCGGGATTGCAGATAATCTAATTTTGCCTGGTCGCTGATGATTCCGGCTCTGATATCGAAAACAGTTCGTTCAGCTTTTTCAGTGAGTCGGATTTCGGCTCCATCGCCCACGCTGCCGCTGCCGGTATTTCTGCCTGCTGACAATTCACAGGTGGCAAGGTCGGCACCGGTGAGCCGCAACCGGCGAGCACCATCACGAACGGCATCACGCAGATGATTATTTTCCTCAAGCGCATCTTTCAGTTTTCCTGTGTGTCTGGCGTCCAGTTCGGCAGCTTTACGCTGTGCTGTCCGCATCCGTTCCGCTGCTGCATCACTTTGCTGTTTCGCTGCCAGCGTCAGTGCGTTTAATGTGGTCTGGTGTGTGGTGGTCAGCACGGCGATTTCCCTGTCGTAGTACCATTTCCCGCCGATGGTCAGCAGTAACAGGCCGACAATGGCATAGGTCGAAAATCCGCTCTTATTCATCATCCAGACCCCAGCACGCAAGCGCGGCTTCCTGTTCCCGGCGCAGTACCTGACCGTAACAGCCGTTTTTCTGCCCTTTGGTCTTCCGGCAGTCTTTCCCGCCGTCATAGATCCAGCGTTTTATTTCCTGACAGGCACCGCGTTTATCACCGGCATTCAGTTTTTTGTAAAATGTGGATGTGAAACATTTCCCCGGGCCGATGTTATACGGGCAAAAACTGGCAATACCGGCAATCTGTGCATCATTCAGCGGCACATGCACATTACGCAGCACCCACTGCACCGCCTTTTCAGCCTCGATACGGTTCACTTTGGCGCACTGTTCTGCGGTCAGAGTCATACCGCGTTTTACCTGCTTGCCGTCAATCCGGGTCACGCCCCGGCAGATAGTCCAGATGCCGCCGCCGTCCTGATACGCGGTCAGCAAATTACCTTCTTTCTCATCCAGAAACTGATCGACAATGGCTGTCGCTCCGGCACCACCCAGCAACAAACCGATCATTACTTTACTGAATACGTTCAGGTTATTCTGTTGCATCACAATTCCTGTTTCGGTGCGGTAATGAAATCTTTTGCGGATCCGCTGCTGATACCCTGCTGTTTCAGGGTTTCCACATAATCCGCCCATATTTCAGTGCGTTTCTGCTGTGAACGCCGGTTAAGCAGATAATTCATGACACCAAGGCCGATACTGAAAACCAGACCGATCAAAAATCCCCATTCAAACAGAGAGAATCCGGAGAAAAACGCACCGGCGGTGGCGAAAAAATAGGTGAGTCTGCTGTGTAATTCGTCCATCCCTAATCCCATAATTGAACGGTATCTTTCTGTTTCGGTTCGGTGATATCCGGCATTTCCACCCACTGCCCCGGACGTAAAACGGTTGCCAGACACAGCCCCGGATTTGCATCAAGTACCTGTGTGACGACTCCCTGCGTGCGCCGGTAGTGTCGGTAACAGAGTAAATCCACGGTATCGCCCTGCTGTGCCTGTACTTTCATTACGCCAGCTCCGCCACCATGCGCTTCAGACCCTTCAGGTCACGGACGGCGTTCTGTCCGTCACGGCGCAGATCATCAATCTGCGTGCTCAGGGCTTCCGCGTGTTTTTCACCTTCGCGGGTTGTGTCGATATCACGATAATTTTCAATCAGATATGACTTTGTGAAGCTGTAAACCGCCTGGCGGTATAAAAACAAATGCCGGGTTTCGTCGTTGACCGGTGTTGACGGCACATCACCCAGCGTTTCCGCTGTCTGCGCTGCCTGCCATTCTTTCAGCAGGTCATTGACATACAGGGCGGCACTGGTAGCTGCGTGCTTCAGTCTCGCGGTAGTAACGGTGCCGTTCACCCGCATAGCCCAGCGCAGATCAGACAATGTGATATCCGGGTAAAACGGGATGGTTGTCACCACAACGCCCTTGTCACTGATATCTGTCGTTTCATCGGTCGGCGCAACGGCCTTGGGTGCGACTAATCCACTCATGGGATCACCTCGGTAAAAAAACGGCGGTGGACGATGAGGACACAGTAATTAACCCCGCCTCATCGTGCCGCCGTGGCACACGGGGGTGCATTCGGTTATGACGCGGCTTTTTTCCGCGCCGTGGCTGTCTTTTTAGCGCTGCCCGACTTTGGTTTTGTGCCGGTATTTTTCGCCGGTTTCTTTTCCGGTTCCGGCGCAGCGTCCTGTTTACTGTCGTCCGCTTTTTTCAGCTCCCGTTGCAGCAGTTCAATATCCCGTTTCACGCCGGATTTGCTGTGCAGCAGCAGCGCACGCTGTAACAGCTCAAGCGCCCGGGATTTATCTTCCGGCTGCTTACTCAGGCGCAGTGTGTACGCCAGTGCTTTACAGAGTTTTGCCTGTACTTCGTTCGGTACATCATGGTACTCAGTCAGTGTTCTGACGCGTTCCAGTACCGGCAGCGGGATCAGCTGGTCAGCACCGACACCGGCAGAAAACAGGGTCAGCGCTTTATCACAGATTTCATCAATCACCATCACCGCCGGTGTGCGGTTGTAGCGTTCCGGCAGCGGTAAATTGTGTGCCAGCACGTAACCTGCCATATCCAGCGCCCGGTCATAGTTTCCGCAGTCAATCTGCCAGACCAGAACGGTCGTAAAAACCTCATCTGACTGGCCGGTATTGGCCGCAATAACGCCGTCAATCCACGGTTCGTACTGGTCAAGCACCGTTTTCTTGTACTCAATTTTGAACTCAGTGCCCTGAATATCGCTCAGGCGTGACTGATCGTGACGCAGACGATGCAGAATCTGCTCGTATGCCGTCATGTTTGCGGTTGTTTGTTCGCTGCCCCGGCGCTCTGCCATGACTCTTTGCCAGTGCTCCTGAGCAGGTGTTAACTGTTGCATTGCATATCCCCCGATAAACACCGGTGCCCGGCGGCACCGGCTGTGACAATGTTATTCGCCGCCGCTCTCAGCTTCGGCGTAAGTGATACCTTCAATCAGGCAGGCGAGGCCGTAATCTTCCACTGCGTAACCGTCATTACTCTGTGCATAGGTGGCAATACGGTTATATTCCGGCTCATTTTTAATGAAGCGGTTTAACTTGCCTTTCTGCCAGTAAATGGACAGGTTTTTCATGGTGGTGATTAACACAGCACCGTCAGGGAAATACGGCACCTGAACAGACGGAATCCCGCCTACGCTGCTGAGTTTCATCAGTTCTTTACCGGCCATCAGTTCCATATTCGGGTTTTGCTGGCTGTGCTGATTGATGATTTTGAAGTTTTTCTGTGTGACCAGCTGACGGCCGACAATCGCCACCAACCCGGCAGCGTTGCGGTGCCACGGATCGATCAGGTTGTTTACTGCGTCATACACAACGGCATCAATATTGGCGTAACGGCCTTTTTTGATGATTTTCCCGTCCTCGTCACGCGAAGTCAGGGTGATGTTTTTCATTACACGCTGCGGTGCCCGTTCACGCACAAGCTGTAACCAGCCGATATTGACGTCCTGAAGTAACGGGTTTTGCTGACGATCTGATTTCGCCGCACACTTAACCCCGTTAAAACCAATCATCAGGCGATCAAGCCCTTCACGCTGAATAATCTGCTGATTAATCAGGCTCTGAAACTGAGGGTGACCCGCCCAGGCGTCGAGCTGGGTATACGGGATCATTGAGTCAAAATTGGTCTGTTCACAGGCGTAAGTGTTTTCTTCCATCCCGAAAGCCTGTGCAGGCTCGCGGCGGTCAGTGGTTGACGTATTGCGGCTGGCAATCGGCTGATTTGACGCAATCAGAATCGTTGACCCTTTTTGTTCAGTCACACCGAATGAGTTGATTTCTTTCAGGAAAGGGTTGCTTTCCATCACGGCCTTTTCAATCTTCTGCTGCACTGACGGATCAACAGAAAATTGCAGTGATTTACCGTCACGGACGGCATGGTTTAAACGCGCCTGATTGTCCAGGTAGGACAGATACGCTTTATTTGCTTCAGGTGTTAATGACATATCAGTTTTTCCTTAAAATTCAGACTGAACGTAACCGCCGTTACCGGTGGAAAGCTGGCGCTGTTCATTATCCGCGTCAGTGCCGCCGAGCTGCGTTTTCAGGGCGGATAATTCCTGTTTCAGGGTCGCGACTTCACCTGACAGCGTTTCTTTTTCGGCAGTCAGTTTCTGCATGGCCGTTAACGCCTCTGCACAGGTTTTCGCGGTCAGATTGATACCTTCCTGCAACGCGGCAATGTCGTGATTGCTGTTTTCACGCTGAAAACCGAGCACTTTTTTCAGACCGTCGAGAAATTCAGCTGCCAGTGATTTTTGCTCTGCCTGCTGCTTTTCGGCAGCGCTCATCTTCACGACAGTTTCCAGTGATGCGGTATAGGTATTTTTCGCATCTTCCGGCAGGCCGCGCTCACGATTACTCAGGGTGATAACCTGCGTGCCGAATGCCGCCGGGGTATCAGTCAGCGCAACACCGGTCAGATAGGCACCTTTCGCCGCGTCATTCGGGCAATCCGGTAAAAATTCGATACTGGAGAAAATCTTCTGACCGCTTTCGTTCAGGGCGATTAATGGTGCGTCTTTGACCGGGTCAATGGTGGCGGAGATTTCCAGCGCCAGTTTTCCTTTTAACGGCCCGTCCTGTAACTCAAATGCACGGGCAGAATCGATCATGGAAAAATGACGCCATGTACTGTCAGGTAACACACTGGTGATGTGTTCCAGATTGATACGCGCGGCGTACAACTGCGGATTGTAGTTGTCAGCCATCTGCTGAATCTGGTCACGCGTGACAGCAAAGCCGTTTAACGTGCCGCCCTCGGTGCAGACGATGACCTGTAGTTTTTTATTGTCTTCTGGCATGGGTTTTCACTCCGGAGATAACGACAATTCTGTGTGTCTGTATCTTCGCAAGTGCTTGTTTCCGGTTCAAAAGCTTTGCCTTGTGACATCGGTGTGACAAGTGAAACCCGTGGAGGTGTACGCGCGCGATGTGGGAAAGTTGACGCATGATAACTGACTCTCAGCGCGATCCGCGGTCGGAAGCGAAAAGCCTGTACTGGCAGGCGTACAGTATTTCACAGATAGCGTCACACCTCGGTGTGAGTGCCAACACGCTCTATTCGTGGCGCAGACGGGATAAATGGGATGAAACCCACCCGGTTCAGCGCGTCAGTGATGAGATGCATGTCCGCATTCTGCGGATCCTCAATAAAAAAGACCTGACCGCGCACGATTTTAAAGTGATGGATTTTCTCGGCCGTCAGATGGCGCGGCTGAACAAAGAAAGCGATAAGCAGGAGAAAGAGAAGAAGCCGAAGACGCCGAAGAACCACTTTACCGAAGAGCAGATCGAACAACTCCGGCAGCTGGCTCTGGAACCGCTGTTTGAACATCAGAAGAAGTGGTTTAAGCAGAAAGACCGCCGTAACCGCATGATTTTAAAATCACGGCAAATCGGCGCGACCTGGTATTTTGCCCGCGAGGCACTGCTGCACGCACTGGAAACCGGCAATAACCAAATATTCCTGTCAGCCAGCCGGGCACAGGCGCATCAGTTTAAAGGCTTCATTATCGCCCTCGCGCGGCTCGTCGGCGTGGAGCTGAAAGGCGGGGATAAAATTATTTTGTCCACCGGTACAACATTCTATTTTCTCGGTACCGCTGCGGCATCCGCACAGTCTTATACCGGCGATCTCTATTTTGATGAGTTCTTTTGGGTGGCTAACTTCGCCGAACTGCGCAAAGTGGCGGCGGCTATGGCCTCTCAGGTCGGATTACGCCGGACTTATTTCTCTACCCCATCATCTGAAGAGCATGAGGCTTATCCGTTCTGGACAGGAGACTTCTTCAATGAATCCCGGCCTGAATCCAAAAAAATCAGCATTGATACCACACACAAAACCCTGAAAAACGGTGTGCTGTGCGGGGACAATATCTGGCGACAAATTGTCACTATCCATGATGCGATTAACAACGGGTTTGACCTGATATCACTGGCTGATATCGAAAGCGAGAACACCCCGGACGATCTCGAAAACCTCTATAACTGTAAGTTTGTTAAAGCCGGTGAACGGGCATTCGACTATAACGCCCTTATTTACCGCGGTGTTGATGGTTATAACCGTGATGTCTGGCCGGACTGGAAGCCTTACGCCGACAGGCCGCTCGGTAATAAACCGGTGCGCATCGGTGCCGACCCGACCGGCACCGGCGGCAATGGTGACGGCCTCGGCCTCGCTGTGCTCGCCCCGCCTGCCGTTCCCGGCGGGAAATGGCGGGTTGTCGAGGCGCTGCGCTTCCGTGGCATGGCCTTTGAAAAACAGGCTGAAGAAATCAGAAAACTGACACTGCGCTACAACGTACAGGGGATCAACATTGATATTACCGGCGGTACCGGCGAAGCCGTGTATGAGCTGGTGAAAAAATTCTACCCGGCAGTACAGGGCATCCGTTATACCCCGCAGGTCAAGCGGATGATGGTGCTTAAAGCGCAGATGCTTATCCGCAACGGACGCATTGAATATGATGCCGGGGCATCACAGATCCCGTCGTCTTTCATGACCATTAAAAAAGTCATCACACAGGGCGGCATTGTCACCTATGCGTCAGACCGTACACGCGGCGTTGATCACGGCGATATTGCCTGGTCTGTTATGAACGTTTTATACGCTGAACCTATCGGCAGCGAATCCGCAGACAGCGGATCCTGCGTATCGGAGTTTTAACCATGAAAAAAAAGAAAACACTGCCCGTCACCAACAAAGCAGAGTTACCCACTGACAAGCAGTGTGCTGCATTCACCTTTGATAATCCTGTGCCGGTCACCGGTGCTTATGACCTGCTCGACTGCATGGAGTGCGCGAAAACCGATAAGTGGTATGAAACGCCGTTAGACTTCTACAGCATCGCCCGCGCATTCCGTTCAGCGGTACATCATGAATCACCGCTGCTGTTTAAGCGCAACGTTATCATGAGCTGTTTTATCCCACATAAATCCCTGTCCTATCAGGAAATGAACGCCTACGTTCTTGATTATCTTGTATTCGGGAATGGGTATTTAGAGCGCCGCCGTAATATGTTCGGCGGACTGCTGCAACTGAAACGATCACCGGCCAAATACACACGGCGCGGGATTGACCTGGACACCTATTATTTCGTTCAGACATGGAAAGATGCGCATGAATTTAAGCGCGGTGATGTTTTCCATCTGATCAACCCGGATATTAACCAGGAGATTTACGGGCTGCCGGAATATCTGGCCGGGCTGATATCCGCCAAACTCAATAAATCTGCCACCACATTCCGGGTTAACTACTATGAGAACGGCTCACACGCCGGGGTGATTGTTTATCTCAATGATGCGCTGGCCGACCCGAACGGCGTTGAGGATCTGAAAGGCGCATTGCAGAAATCACGCCGTGACGGGGCTTTCAAGAACCTGTTTGTTTATTCGGCCAACGGGAAAAAGGACGGCATTCAGATCCTGCCGTTCAGCCAGATTGCGGCCAAAGATGAATTTATGAACGTGAAGGATGCCACCCGTGATGATTTGCTTGCTATGCACCGTGTGCCGCCGCAGCTGATGGGTATCGTACCGACCGGCGCGGGCAGCTTCGGGGATGTGGAAAAGGCCGCGAAAGTATTTTCTATCAATGAGCTGATGCCAATCATGCAGAGCCTGAAATCCGTAAATGACTGGGTCGGTGAAGAGGTGGTGCGCTTCAATGAGTACGCCCTGCTTGAAGCCCTCGGCGCAAAATAAATAATCACCCTGCATCAGGCGCAGCGTAACCCGTCACACGCTGCGCTGACTATCATTGACACCCTGCCATCTATTTTTACCTGACACGCTCACACATCCCGCAAAACAGGCGCAGAAATGCGCCTTTTTCATGTCCCGGACACACGGAGAAAGAGCGGCACTCTATCCCCCTCAGCGCGCGATTGCTCCCCCGCCTCGCCCGCACACAAAAGGTGTGCTTTTTTGTGCAGGTTTTGCCACCGGGGCAACGCGCAGCCCGTCAGGGCTTGCGCGGTATTTTATGTGAACCGGAAATTGTGCAGGAGTGTGCGTATTTGTGCGGTGATTTTTGGCAAGAAAAAACCGCTATAAAAGCGGTCAAGTAACCATACACGAAGCAAAACAATACCTTTGTGGTTACATCATTAGGTATGCATCTTGAGCTGGTAAGCGGTCTTTAAAAGCAAGGTAATCGTAAAATTCTCTTGTATACGAAAACAAGCACTCACACACCTGCTTATCTTCTGTAGAACGCATTGCCAAATTAAGCATACCATCCATTTTAGGATGCTGGCTTATTTGCGTCTGAAAGTTAGAAAAACCGAGCAATTTAACGGACAACAGCAGAGCGCTCTCAAAAGTAATGACCGAGTTAATGAGCCTGGCATGTACCGTTGCTACTATTTTTTTGTGCTCCATTACGGCTTTCAGGCATCTTTTATCACCGGTCATAAATAGTGATTCTGGCTTCTCAACACATGACGCCAACAACTGCTGCTCACCAATATCAATATGGGGGATCTCACCTAACTCACTGAGTAATTGTTCATTTTTGATTTCGTCTATGACCTGAACATCATTAAGAAAACGGGCTACACGCTCATAAATTTCTTTTGTCCCACACCTTTTTATAGCTTTTTCCGGATTCTTAGGAAGCAGTTGAAATTTTGCCGTTGGGCTAACGAATATATCGTTTGGGTTTTCATCAATAATCTCTGGAAGATATTGAATCAAATCACATTGTGCCAACTTTAAAATGACATCATTATCTGAAAGAACAATCACTCACCTATTCCCCACATAATTTTTCTATGAGTTCTAAATCATCATCATTGATAACATCGTAATCAATTGATTCCATAAATGATTTTCTTACTACATCCTGATCATCTGGCTCATTCTTACAAACGATTTTTAATGCATTTGTAGCTACTGGCCAAACATTTTTCATATATCCATAATTCAGAATAATATGTGTTGGATCTGTATGATTGTCATGGCCGAATATCCGGGCAGCCTCCGCCAATTCTTTTGCATTTAAAATATATTTCGAGCCAACTTGCAGATTTTCTTTACCACTCAAAATACCAAATGCGTAACTGTTAGCTTCCGCCTCCAACGTATCTGTCGCCTGAGAATCTATTTTTCTATCTACAAACACGCCCCCATTGTCATCGTTTAGATGACCTTTCGCTATATGACCTAACTCATGAGCCAAATCAAAAAGCATAAAGCCGTGTTTTCTTCCTTGGGTTAAAACAATAACTGGACGCCCTAATACCTGTAGTGCAACCCCTGCCATTTTTGTACATTTAGGTGGAAGGTTCTTAACCAAAACCACAGGAATGCCAACAGAGTGACAAAAATCAACCAAAACAGATAAAGATACCCATTGATTACTCTCTAAGAGTTTATTTCTAACGATCTTCCAATCTAAATTGACAGTATCATCGTAAGGCACTTTAAAATTTTCAGCCGCAATTCTCGCAGCTGAATATGCGATTGCGGTTGCTACATTCAGGTCATCTTCACCAACATTAATTCTATGTTTAAATCGGTGATTACCACCTAAGTTGAACACGGGCTGAGCAGCATCATCCCTGAAGCTTTCATGAGATAAACTAAATCTTTTAGACAAAAATAAACTAGCAAACTGCCGACCGGAGGGGGATTCGGCTAAAGCATCATCCCACCACTCTGGCAGTAGTTTCTTTATATATGGTATTGTAAAACCAGCACTTTTAACTTTTTCATATAAGTGACTCATTGGCTTATTAGTCATAAGAGCCTCCTCAATCAATCTCGTATCAACACTAACACTCGTATACGGATATTTAGTAAACAAAATAGCTGAGTTACTTTTCAAGAAAGTTGCTCAGCTATTTACATTATTCTTATTTTAGTTTAGTTACATTATAACCAATGGCTATCATTTTTACACCATAACCTTTATTAACACCATTATTTTTGGCTGAAAATTGTATTTTTTTTCTTCGGATCACAATATATTGTGCTTTTTAGGCGGCAAGCCACAATACATAGAAAATCGATAAATTACTTACCATCCAGTCTCATTTTCTCAACCCGCGCCAAAATTGACGCCGCTTTCTGCTCTCGTTTAACGGCCTGCTGCCGTTCTTTCACTGCTTTTGCCTCGTCGCCCAGCTCCAGCCGCATCCGGCCATCACGGAACAACAGTTTTTGATCACCGTAATCAATGGTCATGCCCCGGATAAACATCATCATCAGCCCGTCCGCTGGGATTTCATGCCCCATTGCGGCAGTGAATTTCTGTATTTCCGGGATAAATGCGATTTCTTTGTCGCTTAAAGTGATGCGGGAATTAACCCGGCTGGCGGTTTGCGCCGGTTTTACTTCCTGTGCCGCTTTCTCAGCGGCCTTATCACTGAGGCATGAACCCCAAGGTTTTATTTGGTAAACCCCTGTCACGCCGTAGTTTGGCGCTAAATCTGGCGATTTATCACCATCGGTTGAGATCACCGATCCACAGTTATTGACAGGACTCCGAGGGGCGGCGATGCCGCCCTTTAAAAGATTAAAATCAAAACCAACGGCAACCGGTGCCGGGTTTTGGTTGTCGCGTTTTTTAACAATCCGGTATTTACGTTCGCGGGTCGTAATAATATCCCCGCCAAATGGTGAATAGATCCCGAAAACCTCCGGCACAGCCTCGTCATATTGGTTTTTATGCTCAGCGGTACGCCTCGCCACCCGGATTGTTTGCAGGTTGCGCGGGGTACAAGGCCCTCCCTGTGAAATGATGTAATCATCAAAATATCCCTTGTCTGCAGCAAATCTGACCTTCTCTGCCACATCACCAATTTGCTCAGCGATAGATGTTCCGCGCAACTTGCGGCACTCGCGGTAAGCACCTTTTGACGGCAGGTTATAAAAATGAAACTGTGGTATACGCCATGTTGCCGCCCAAGCAGTCACGGCTGCGGCGGTGTCGCTCAGTGGTTTTCCGGTATCTAAGTCGGTTTCGCCGTCCAGCGCGTATCCGTCGATATTCTTAGAAATGTATTTCGCTATGTAGCTGATAGCACCGCCTTTATTCATGTGCTCACACTTAAAGCGGTGTTCTTTTGCGCCTTTTTCATCACCATCAGTGGCGAGGGCTTTTTTTCGCATGATATCAATCACCGCCGCACGGCTGGCTTTATCGGTAAACAGCAATAAATGCCAGTGCGGGGTAGCATCATGATGCGGCTCAACCACGCGCACGCCGTAAACTTTCAGACCGTAATCTTTGAAAGCGGTACGAATGTTTGACCAGACGCGAACAAGATAAGCCTGAGCATCTTTCGGTGTGTACGCCTCATCCGCCCAGTTCCGGTTAATAATCGCTGTTTTCTCGCCTTTTTTACCGACAAGTTTTGTCGGATGGTATTTTGACGGGGTAGTGATGGTAATAAACATACCGATATCCCCGCGCTGTACCGCAACATTTTCAATACCGCGGATCTGCGCCATTAGTTCCATCCGGCGGATCTCAGGATTGGCTATACTGCCGATAACTTTCTCAAACAAATCAAACCGCTCACCGGTTTCGGTGTCTTCGATATCCATTTGTTTCAGGTATTCTTCGTTCGCTTTACGCTGCGCCCGGACATCATTAATTGCCTGGCGGCTGGCATACGGGCGCTTGTTTTTATTAACTGCCATTACCGCGATAAATAACTCCTCACGCCAGCGGGTACGGTGCGTGCGTAACCGGCGTAGCCAGTAATCCTCATTGACTAGGCGGGCAAGTGCAGAGTGAACGTTTTTATCGGTAATCGTGCACTCCCGGTATTTTGTGTAATACATTGGGGTAACATGCAGTGCCCTTGCATCTTCGGCGACTTTTCCGTAAAGCTCGTAAAGATACAAAGGCTCAAAAACAGCCTCCGGACTGATTGCCGATACTTCATCAATCAGTGTGTGAATGCGCTCAAAAAACGCTTTCGCGAATTGTTTTGCCAGTCCTTTAACAGCTTTATCTGACATCTCAGGCAGCAAGTTAAACCGCCCTGAGTCAGCAGATGAAAAGCGGGCATTAACAGCATTAATTCGCGGAAGAACTTTCTGATAAAAGGTGAAGTAAAGATAATAGTGCGCTTTCTTCAGCCCCTCTTCTGACAGGACTTTTTCATAACGCTTTCTGAACGGAAAGCGCAGCATACGCGGCAACCGCTCAATCTCATTAAGCAATTCCTGATGCTGCTGTAACTGTTCGGCAGACAACGGCAGCTCAAAACCCAGCACCGCCTCATGTCGCTTTTTGTTCCACTCATGCACAAAAACCGCCGGTTCCGGCGGAGGCTGCACGCTGAAATCAATGACTTTTCCGGTCATGGCTGATCACCAACCGGCATTTCCCGGAGTACAGACAACGCTGTCTGACAACGTTTCACTATCATTTCGCTGAAACGCAGATATTCATCCAGTGTTTTCACCGGCTTATCTTTCGGCCTGATAGCCTGCATGGCGACCAGATCAGCAACCATCACGACAGGGTTGTCATACCGTGCAACCAGTGACCAGCTATTATTTTTAAGATCAGCCTCAATCAGCGCATATGCCGGAAGTGATGCGTGCTCTTCCGGCAGTCTGCGAGCGATAGCATAGCGGGTATCGGTAATATAAATGCCGTTGCGCGGATCGGTGATACTCATCAGCAACCACCCAGCACAGCAATAATTTCAAGTGCTTTTTCTCTGTTTCCGTTCGCCGATATTCTTCGCGGTGCTTCTATTTCGTGGATGGTGAAGCCTAAATCTGCATACAGCTCTTTTGCGGCCAGCGAGTTTGATACTGTGACCGGATTGCCTTTGGTGGCATGCAGGGCTTGCAACGCGTCGGCAAGAGCGACCTGATCACCATCATTAAAACCTTCGGTGTGATACCGGGTAAAACCGGTGCCCATATAAGGGGGATCACAATAAATACCGTCACCGGCACAGGTCTGTAACAGCGTTGCCGCCCAGCCCTGGCATTTAATATCAGCTTTGTGTGCTTTCGTAGCAAAGACGCGGATCTCTTCTTCCGGAAAGTATGTTTTTTTATAATTTCCACACGGTACATTAAAACCACCTTTTTGATTGTAGCGGCACAATCCGTTGTAACAGTGACGGTTTAAATATATGAAATACGCGGCGATATACTCTGGCTGCAATACATGTTTACTTTTATTAAAAAAATCGCGCTCTATATAATAACCCGACTCGACAGCCTCTAATTCAAAAAGACCGTATGCGGTTCTTATAACCTCATCAATATTATCTGACGCTATTTGCTGATACATGGTAATCAAATCGTTATTCACATCTGCAATTAAATACTGCTCATAGTCAGTATTCATCATCACAGCACAGGAACCAGCGAACGGTTCAACGAGGCGTTTTGTTTTTGGCAGGTACGGGCGCAGCTGTTCCATAATGCCGACTTTTGAACCCGCCCATTTGAGGATTGTTTTATTCATTGTCAACTTTCCTTCTTACAACTTTTGTCTTCCCGCAACACAAGCAGCCTAATTTACGCTCGGCGAAAGATACTCCGTCAGCCATATCCCAATAAATCACGTTTAAAACAGTCCATTTATGCAGACCTATAAAGCAGCGAATATTCATCTCACACGCTCCGGTAATGTTTGTTTTTCAGTTCATCAATTGCCTGGCAATCAATGCACATGGTGCAGCCGATCACAGCGCGGCGACGTGGCTCAGGAATTGGCTTACCGCACCCATCACATTCAAACGCGGACACACCCGCAGCAGTAATACGGGCGGCGGCTATCTGGCTTTCAAGCACAAGCGCGGCGTGGTCATTGGCGCGGTCGATTTCGTCAGACATGGTTCAGCTCTCCCGCTTCGTTTTCGATACGGTCAGCCTCACCATTGAGCAGGTGATAAATTTCTGTTGGTGTCATTTTCTGGCTTAATGCTTTGTATGAAATGGTGCGTAAACGACCGGCAAAACCATTCATCAGAGTTTTGCGCTCGTCTTCGCGATTGGCTTTGATGCTTTCAGCTACAGGGGTGAATATTGGATCCGGAATTGATTTCATTTTAAAACCTCATTATTTAGGTAATAAAAAGCCCTGACCGGTTAAGGTCATTTTTTTTGGTCAATATTTAAATCGGGTAAGAAATGTTTTTCGGCATTAACGCCGTCAGTGATTTTATTTTATTAATGGCAATAATTAATTGCTGCTTTTCCTCTTTTGTCAGGTCTGCATATTTCCTTTCTTTATTACCCAACTCAGCAAGAAAGAAAATCATATCCAACATTCGTTTATCTGACAGCCGCATATATTCAAGAAATCCGGTTAGTTCTCTATTGTCTGGATTATCCTGTTTGTTTTTGAAAAAAACAGTTGTCCGCAATGCTCCGGCCTCAGTTAGTTTTTCTGTCCTTTCAGAAAATGACATACCGTTATTCTTGTAACTCTTAACGCCTGCCAGCGAATGATTAATATCTCCACTCTGTAACCGTGATGTAATATCAATTAATTCAGCTGTTGCACGCATAAGTCACCGCCGTTATTTTTTATCGAACAATGAATCTATAAAACCTGTCGCCTGTGCCAGCGCATCAACCTTTCCAAATGAATTGAAGCTGCCAGCCCCATCACTCAGCATTACGTGATACTGCGTTATTTTTCTGGTCACGTTGCGCGGCAACACATAAATATTGAAACCGCGATATATGTAGCAGTGCGACTTATACCTGACTAATGAATAGAGCCTCCTTTCCATATTCACCCCTCAGTTATTCAGCCACAGCAGCCAGGCATCACGCTGTTCAACCGGGCGATTTGAAAAGGCATCATCAACCCCTTTATTGAATGCTGCGATATTTACCCATACCTCACCGGCACGGGTCTTCTTTTTTGATGGGTCGGAGAACTCAATAATCGGAAGCTTTCCATGCTTCGCCATTTGCTTTACCGCATCATGAGTTTTACCGATTAACTCCGCAAATTTAGCCAAAGGAACTGCATTTACGGGGTATTTCACATTGCTGTTTTCTTGAATCATCTGATACCCTCCTACGATCAAACCTCTTAAAACCCTTTATTTCCTGTTTTGAGTGGTTTGTGCTGGCTCCGAATGTTCGTATATGGAACTTTTGGGTAATGTTAGTTCGTAAACGGAACTTAGTCAATGGACATATCCGACAAAATAAAACTCATCCGAAAAGTAGAGAAAATCACACAAGCTCAGCTTTGTGATTTAGCTGAAATATCAATAAGTACTCTGAAAAAGATAGAGGCCGGTTACCAAGAACCCAGCCTATCCACTATCTCTAAAATCACCAATTACCCCAGATTTGAAAAATATGCCCTATGGTTGGTAACCGATAAAACTGCCCCTGAAGCCGGTCAAATCTCTCCGGCTCTCGCGCACAGTGGGCAAGAAAACGAAACCTTACCCCGCTCAGAAAAGAAAACTGGCTAGATATTTGTTATGCACAAGCGGATGACTACTGGTCACAGTCACCCCGCAAAATCATCGGAGGGCTTACTTATGGCAATTAAGAAGCTCAATGATGGTCGATATGAAGTTGATATGCGCCCGAACGGTGTTAACGGACAACGGCTGCGTAGAATTTTTCTTCGCAAATCAGAAGCCGTTAACTTTGAACGCCATGTAATGGGAAATATTGAAAAATATTCTCAAGATGCAGCACAGGCGGGAAGAATTACGTTAAGTGAATTAAAAGATAAGTGGTGGCTTTACCACGGCCAGAACATGAAAACAGGTAAAATTGAGAAACGGCAATTAAGTAAAACAATACGCTTACTGAATGACCCGACAATTAACCGAATGGATAAACACTATCTTCTTACTCACCGTGCAATGCGCCTTGCCGATGGTATAAGCGCATCGACGATAAACAGGGATATGTACAGGCTTTCAGGAATGATATCCGCCCTGATCAAACTTGATATTTACAAAGGAAAAAACCCGCTATCTGGGTTACCGCCATTAAAAGAGAAGGAACCAGAGCTGACTTTCTTAACGGACACAGAAATAAAAACTCTCCTTCAATCTCTCAGTGGCGACTATAAAAATATAGCCCTGCTCTGTTTGAGCACTGGCGCACGCTGGGGAGAAGCAGCCTCACTCCGCAGCGAGCATGTCAAAAATGAGCGCGTGACATTCCTGCAAACAAAAAATGGTAAAACGAGAGTTATCCCCATTTCTGGACAATTGCAGGCACAGCTGAAAACAAAGAATACCGGCCGGTTATTCAATGTTGACTACAACACGTTCAGGTTAAAACTCAAGGAAGTAAAACCAGATTTACCGAATGGACAGGCTACACATGTCCTGCGACATACATTCGCAAGCCATTTCGTCATGAACGGGGGAAGCATAGTTGCACTGAAAGAAATACTCGGGCACGCGAGCATAAATCAAACGATGGCTTATGCACATTTGTCACCGGATTATCTTCAATTAGCAATAAAGCTTAATCCCCTGAATGGGGGTTTAGAATGA